CAGACGCTCGACGCGGCGCCCAGCCCTGGTTGAACACGAGCGTGTCGCCCGCGACGAAGTACAGCGCCGCGTCGAGCGTCTGCACGACGTTGTCGGCGTCGCGGTACGTCACGACCGGCGCGCCCGACACCGGCCCGCACGGCAGCGCTGCTTCGCGGCCGCACGGAAACGCCGCGAGCTCGAGGTCAAGCGTGCGCGTCACCAGCGAGCGCCCGAGCCCGCCGGTCGGACCTTCCAGCCACGCGCTCGCCACGCCGACGAGCGACGCAAGCGTCGCGTCGTGGTGCGCGTGCGCCACGCGGCAGTGCGCGCGCGCGGCCGCCGTCGTGACCGCCGGGCTCGCCGGCGGCGTCACGACGACGACGCGGCCTGCACTCAGGTGTGTCACCGCCAGCGACCTGAGCCAAGGCGTCAGCAGCGCTTCCACCGCGAGGAGCGTGTCGTCGCCAAAGAGGGTGTCGTCCGTGCCGTCGTGGCGGCGGTCCACACGCACGCGCTGACGCAGGTCGCCGGCAGCAGGAAGCACGCCTTTCACGCTGCAGCCCTCACTGATACTTGCGCCAAGGCGTCAGCAACGCCTCCACGGCGAACTGCAGCCCCGCCTGTGGCGTCGGCGTTGTGGCCTCGCGATTTTCGTAGAGGTGTCCGACGAGCAGCAGCAGCGCCTGGCGGACGGGAAGCGGCAGCGCGGTCGCGTCGCCGTAGCCCGCCGTGTAGCGCACCACGACCGCGTCGGGGCGCGGGTAGGTCGCCGGCGGCGCCCAGCCCTGGTTGAACACGAGCGTGTCGCCCACGACGAAGTACAGCGCCGCGTCGAGCGTCTGCACGACGTTGGCGGCGTCGCGGTACGTCACGGCGGAAAGCGTCGACACCGGCCCGCACTGCAGCGCTGCTTCGCGGCCGCACGGAAACGCCGCGAGCTCGAGGTCAAGCGTGCGCGTCACCAGCGAGCGCCCGAGCCAGCCGGTCGGACCTTCCAGCCACGCGCTCGCCACGCCGACGAGCGACGCAAGCATCGCGTCGTGGTGCGCGTGCACCACGCGGCAGTGCGCGCGCGCGTCCGCCGTCGTGACCGCCGGGCTCGCCGGCGGCGTCACGACGACGACGCGGCCTGCACTCAGGTGTGTCAGCGACAGCGACCTAACCACCGTCGCCGTCGACGACTGTCGCGCGCGACGTGCGCGGCGCGCGCGCAGGCACGCGCGGCGCACTCGGCTCCGACGCCGCGTCCACGCGCACCGCCACGCCGCGCTGAAGCCAGCGCTGCGCAAAGTCGTCGCGCAGCTCGTACTCTTCGTTCTGCACGTACTCGGGACCCTGGTTGCGGCCCTCCGTCTCGTAGATCACGGTCTCAGTGAAGCGGACCCGGATCATCGGCCCTCCGTTGCGGGTTGAGTGGAAAGGGGAGCGGGGGCCACGCGGGCAAGGCGCGGCCGCCGGCGTCTACGTCAGCGTCAGTCCGCGATCGCCGACAGCGGCGGCGCGTACTTCGCACCGTAGAGGATGTAGAACAGCACAGCGAGCTGCGCGGTCGAGCCGACGTCGGCGACGCTCGCGCCGACGCAGTCGAACCCGCCGTCCACGTCGAGGTCCTCGGCCTTGATGTCGATCATGACGATCCCGAGCTCTTCGGCCAGGTCGGTGTGCGTGAAGGTGTTTCCGGCCGCCTGCTCGACCAACGTCCACGCGCCCGGCAGGGCCGTGGCGTGCTGCTTCTTGTACAGGCGGCTGAAGTTCAGCGCCTTCGCGCCCGTGCCGGCCACCGCCGTCGCCTGCTGCACGGTGATGGTCGGGTCTTCGCCCGCCGCGCCGACCGCTTTCATGAACACCACCGCGACACGTTCGTAATTTTTCATCGAAACGAAGAGACCGGCGTTGGCGGCGGTCGCGAGGTTCACGATGCCGAAGCCGGTGGCGATGTTGATTTGCTCGGCGAGAGCCGAGTTCAGGTGTTGCATAACAATGCTCCGTCGAGAGGAAAAAAAGCGGGCGGTCTACGGGGTGGAAGACCGCCCGCAGTCTTGCGGACCGTGAGGGGAGGCCGGCTCAGCGGGCCGCGAGGCTGACGAAGGGCGAGCGCGTCGACGAACCGTCGCGCGGCGAGATCGCGCCCGACCACCACGGCTGACCCCCGAGCCTGAACGTGAACTTGAACGCGATCAAATCCTGGTCGAACCACAGGTGCACCGACGTCGCCGCCTTGATCCCGCCGCCCTTCGTCGCGGTGAGGTAGGCGGCGAGATCGACGAGCTGGACGTCGCCGAGATCGCCGACCGTCTCGCACACTTCGTGCGGCAGTACCGGGCGGCCCATCAGCGAGCCGTAGGGCGCCTGAGAGAACCCGCCAGGCGGCACGTAGATCGGCTGGTTGCCGATCGTCATGCCGATGAGCTGCGGCTCGGCGTCCGGGTGGATCAGCCACCCCGACGTCGGGCGGTTTTCGGCCGGCATCCGCGACCACATCTTGGCGATATTCGTCGCGTTGATCGTGTCGGCGGTCTGCGCGGCTTCCGCCGCCACGGTGACGAGCGCCGGCGCGTTCATGTAGCCGAGCGGCTGGCCGACGCCGGAGCCCCACACGATCGCGTGCGAAACCTTGTAATCGATTTTCTGGGCGGATTTGCGTTCGACGTATCCGCCGAGTGCTGCGGCGTCCTCGAGCAGCTCTTCGGTGACCGGCACGATCGCCGCTAGCTTGTGCAGACGCACGCTCACCGTCTCGAGCGCGACTTTAGACTGCGCGATCGCCGCCGCCTCGCCTTCCCAGTACGCCTGGATGCCGCCCGTGGACTGCCACGGCGTCGTCATGTCGGCGGGGAAGGTGAGCTGGTTCGACGACGCGATCTGCTGGTCGGTGCGCGACAGCAGGCTCGCCGGGCCGAACACCCGTTCCATGATGCGCGCGCGGAACTCGGGCGGCACGGCGTAGCCGCCGTCCGGCCCCACGCCTTCCTGAGATATCGTCGCGGCGGCCGCCATGTTCAGCCTCGAGTCGCGCTCGCCGCCGAGCGACACGCGCCGCACGGCGTTCGCGAACTCGCCAAAATGGTGGAAGCCGAAGGTCGCCGGGTGCGAGGACGGCGTCACCACGCTCGCGCGCGGCCGCGCCGGATCGGTCACGGTGGTGTCGGGCTCCGTCTTGCGGCCGCTCGGCGCGGCGAGACGATTGATCTGCGCCAGCGCCTGCGCGCGCGTGGCGATGAGCCCTTCGAGGCGATCGATTTCGGCGGAGTTTTCGCCGACAGCGCGCTCTTCTTCCGCGGTCGGCTCGCGCTGCTCGCGGTCGAGCTTGGCGAGGATCTCCTGCGACGCCGCCGCCAGCATGTTCTGCCGGTCGCGGTGCGCGAGGATCGTGGTGTCGCCCGACGGGTCAGACATTGTGTTCTCCAAATTGAGGCCGCCCCGAAGGAGGCGGCCGGTGGGGCGTCTTCCGACGCGGGATTGGCGCGGCCGTGACCGGCGCCGGAAGGTCGTGCGGCGTGAGCGTTACGCGGCGCGCAGCGTCAGCTTCGCCGCCTGGCGCGCCACCTGGTCAGCGAGCGCCTGACGACGCGGCGACAGTACGTGCGGCAGGTTGCGGAATGTCATGCGCCGCGGGTCGAACTTCGCGGCGATCGCCTTGTTGGCGACCACCTCGTCGGCGAGGCCCGCGTCCACGGCTTCCACGCCGCTGAACCACGTCTCAGCGCGCATCAGGTCGCGCACTTCGGTCGCGGACTTCTTCGTGCGCGCGGCGTACACCGTGGCGATCTGTCCGCTCGTGGCGTCCACGCGGTCGGCGACCGCACGCAGGTCGTCGGCGTTGCCCATCGCGAAGGTCCACGCGTCGTGTATCATCACGAAGCCGGCCTCGGCCACGCGGATCACGTCGCCCGCCATCGCGATGACCGACGCGGCGGACGCCGCGATGCCGTCGACGTACACGGTCACCGTCTTTTTCGACGCCACGAGCTGGCTGTAGATCGCCAGCCCCTCGAACACGTCGCCGCCATAGCTGTTGATCCGCACGTCGAGCGCCGTGGCGGAAACGCGTTTCAGCTCTTCGGCCAACGCGCGCGCGGTGATGCCGGGGCCGTCCCAGCTGTCGCCGATGTCGCCATAGATGAGAATCTCGGCGCGCTCGGCCGATTTCGAGAGGACTCGAAGTGTCATGTGACGTGCGCTCCGTTGGCTCGTGTGCGGCCGGTCGCGTCGGCGTTCCCGTCGCCGTTCCCGTCGTCGGTGGCAGGCTTCGCCGCCTGCGCTTGGTACTGCACGGTGATGTTGTAGGCGTCGCCATCTGGCCCGATCGTGTCTCTCTCCTCGAGCTCGCGGATCTCGTTGACGTTGAGGGCGCCCATGTCGCGCATCCCGCGATAATAGGCGACGCGCTTGTCGCTGTCGGCGCGCAAGAAGCCGTTGACGTTCATCTTCGTGTAGAGCCCGCCGCGGGAGGAGGTGAGCAGCTTGCGGTTCGCTTCCTGCTCCATCGGCAGGATGCGCGGCAGCAGACCGTAGGTCAAAAACTCCCGCGACTGACTTTCGATGTTGGAAAACGTCGCGTGGGAAAGATCGTAGACAAGGTGCGGAGGAACGCCGAACCAGCGGCACACGTCGTGCACGCTGAACCGTCGCGCGTCGAGGAACTGGCTTTGCTCGGGCGTCGCCGCGATCGACTGGTACTCCATGCCCGCGTCGAGCGGCAGGATCTTGCCGGCCCGACGGTGACCGGAGAACTTGGCGAGGAAATCGAGCAGCGACTTGCGGCCGTCCTCGCCGAGCGTGTTCGGGGTCTTCACCACGCCCGACAAGTGCATCCCGTTGGCAATGTAGTTCGCGGCGAACTCGTCCTGCGCGATCGCGCCCGAAAGCGACAGCCGCGCCACGTCCAGCACCGAGTGGCCGTTCAAGCCGTCGAGCGAGAGGCCGGGCACGTAGAAGATGTCACGCGGCTCCAGCATGACCGACGACCCCGCGCCCTGGCGCACGTCGAAGACAAGCCGCCCGTCTTCCGCGCGCGCCGGCGTCACCCGCGAATAGTGCAGCGGCCACAGATTGACCGCGCGCCCGATCGTGTCGCGCTCGATTTCCGCGCACATCCGCCCGCCGAGCAGCATCTGCGCGACCATCGCCCGCTTGGCGACGAACGCCGTCTGCTCGGGGTTGCACTCGTGATGCAGCATCCACGCGACTCGGTGGTCGCGCTGCTGCGCCGTTTTCGCGCCGTCCGGCGTCGGCCCGTAGACGCCCCACGGCAGCGATGCGATCGCCTCCGAGACGATCGACACGCAGCGATAGACGGCGGCGATCTTCATCGCGTCTTCAGGCTCATTCAGCCGCACGCCAGCGATCGCCGCGCCGATATTGATGTAGTTCAGCCCGCTCGAGCGATCTGGCGCGACCTGTCGCTGACTGAAAATGCGCCCCACCCGGGCGCGGATAGCGTCAAACATGTTGCGCCAGGCGCGCCACGAAGTCCGGGTCGTCGTACATGCTGCCGCTCCCCGGTTGTGCCCCCGCCAGCACCCGCGCCATCGCCGTGAGGATCGCGCTGACGCCGTCGTGCGGTTTGTTCGGCCCTCCGCGCTTCGGCTTCAGCGGTTTGCCGTTCTGGTCCCTCACCACGCCGACATTGGCGGCGTTCCAGGCCAGGATCGGGTGGCCGCCGTGACCGAACTTGCCGGCCATCAGCGAGCGCTCGAACTCCAGGCACGGCGTCGCCAGCGATAGCGCCCCTTGCCCGACGGCGATGACCGACACGCCGTCGTCCATTAGGTTGTTCACAAGCTCGCCGGCGAACATCCGGTCGTAGGCGACCTCGCTCGGCGAGAACTTCTCGTGCAGGCGACGGACCTCCGCCTCGTAGACGCGGTAGTCCATCACATTTCCTTCCGTGAGCGTGAGCCATCCTTCGCGAGACCAAACGTCGTACGGCGTGAACTCTTTCTGCACCCGTGTGGCCAACCCCTCCGCGGGCATGAAGTAACGACACACCGTCCGCCACGACTCGTCGCCGGCGGAGGGCGGAAACACCAGCACGATCGCGCACATGTCCCGCGTCTGCGCGAGATCCACGCCCATCACGCACGGCCGCCCGACGAGGGCGTCTTCGCAAAACGTCGCGGCGTTCGCCGGCGCCGTCCAGACCTGCGTGGCGATCCACCGCTCGGCCTGTTCGGTCCACAAATTGAGGTAGAGCCGCTTGAACGTGTTTTCCAACGCCGGATTGCGTTGCGCCTCGAGGCACTCGCTCTGCAGAAAGTCGAGCTTGACGCTCACGCCGAGGTTCGGGTTCGCCATCGCCCACACGGCAGGGTTGGTCCAGTCGTCGTCGGCGTCGGCCGCGTACAGCACCGGCAGGAACTCTGGCGCGTCGAACACGCCGTCGCGCACCTGGATCGCGTACTGCCAGAGCTCCCAGCATACCGAGCTCATGTCGTCGCCGGCGGTCGTGATGTAGACCTCGAGCGGCTGGCGGCGCGTGCCCTGCGCCGTGCGCATCGCCTCGTACTGCTTGCGGCCCTTCCAACTGTGCACTTCGTCGCCGATGACGCCGTGCGGGTTGAGGCCGTGCTGCGTGTCGCCCTTCGCGGCGAGAGGGCGGAACACCGACCGCAGCGGCGGACAGTAAAGCGAGTGCGCGAGCGACTCGAACGTGGCGTCGAGATCGGGCGACTGGCCCACCATCTTTCGCGCTTCGTCGAAGACGATGCGCGCTTGTTCCTTGTTTCCCGCGATCGAATAGACTTCGGCGCCAGGTTCGCCGTCTCCGGCGGTGAGCGCGAGAGCGATCGCCGCGCAGCTCGTGGTCTTGCCGTTCTTCCGCGGTAGCGCCTGAAACGTGCGGCGATAAAGCCGCGTGCCGTCGCTCTCGCGGCGCCATCCCCAGAGATCACCGATCCAGGCCGACTGAAACGGCGACAGGATAAGCGGGCGGCCGGCGAACTCGCCCTTCGAATGTCGGCAGAACTTCTCGATCCATTGCACCGCGCGCTTGGCGCGGCGTGCATCGAAGAACGCCCCATCCGCCTGTGGCGCGTCGCGGTCGCGGCGCATTCCTAGTTGAGTGCGCCGACGGGCTTGAGGTCGCCGTCGTCGTCGAACAGGCCCGCCTCTTCAGGCGGCGCGGCGTTCGCGGGCAGGACGTCGTGCACCTGGCCGCCGGCTTCCCGCGCCAGGTGCGCAAAGACGGCCGTGCGCGATACCGGCGACATCCCGCACATGTTCATGATCCGGATCGCCTCGCGCCGTGAACGGTCCTTGATCAGATAGAGCGGGTTGAGGCGGCGCATTTCCGGCGTGTGCGGTGACGACGACACGTAGGAGAGGCCCTGCTTCTTCA